CATTTTCTGATCGGTCGCAATTACGCCGCCCTCGTTACCCATTTCGAGATAGTCTTTTACGAAAGCGTCTTTCTCTTCTTTGAGCTTGCTCGGGCTCATGATCTGAGTAAAGCTTAAGATACCTCTAATACTTGCGCCGGCTTTGATACCGCTTATAATGCCGTCGTTCTGGGTCTGAGCGAGCTCGATACCAGAAGCGATAGCGCTATTATCTTCGCCGAGTACCTCGCTCTCGTTGTAGAAGCGGCGTAAGTGTACTATATCGTCGTACGGTAGCGTCACTTCTCGACCGTCTCTTAACATGAAACCACAGAAGAGAGAGCCGGTAGCGTCGCTTAAAATATCGACGTGGGTAGCTGTGATCGGGTATATCGCTCTTACGTTACCTCTCTCGTCTCTATCCAGATAAGCGAAAGCGTTATTATACAGGAAGAGCCGAGTCGTAAGCTTGTAGAGCATATCGTAAGCGCTCATATACCTATTAGGTCTCGTCTGTAGTAGTCTGTTAAGTCTGTTATCGCCGGTCTCTCGTCTCTGATCGGCGTAGGTTACGACGTGAGAGCCTTTAAGCTTGCCGGCGTTACGAGCGATAGCGTCTACAGCTTCTCGAAAGACGTCGTTACTATAGGCGTCGCCGCTGTAGCTTGAAAAGCCGTATACCGGCTCGTTGACGAGCTCGGTCGTAGTTTTCGTAGTCTGTCTCTTAAAGAGTCTATCTAAGATACTCAAGTCTTCACCTCGTTATAGAGAGTCGTCTCTCTTCGTCTTGATCTTCGGTACTGGGAAAGAAGAAGTAATATTACATATCTCTTCATTGAGTACCGTAAAGCTTGCTATATTGTCGAGCGCTATATACTGGGTAGCGTGGCGTACGTCTTGGCTCTCTATTGCCAGAAAGCCGGCGATCTCTGGCGCTTGCCATTGTACCCGAGCGCCGTCTATCCGTAAGCCGGTCTTCTGAATAATGTTAAGTAATATAGGCTTTTCCATATCTACCGACTTACCTCTCTTTCTAAAAAATAGCCTATTATTCCTATTACCGATTATACCATATTACCGTATTACTGTCAAGTTGAGTAAGACCGTATTACCGAGTAAGAGCAAAAATAAAAGCGTACCAGATAAGACCGATACGCTCGTATTTTCCGTATTAAGTTATCGCCGGTTATACCTTACCGAGAGAGCCTTTACGCTCTGGTAGCTCGAGATTATTTATATCAAAGGGTACGTCGTCTTCGTCGTACTCGTAGACGTAAGAGCTCGTAGTCTTCTCGGCGTAGTAGTTGTAAGCCGGTAAGAAGTCGTAGAAGAGAGAGCCTTTAGAGCCGTTACGGTTTTTCAGTATCTTAAGCTCGATCGGTAGCGGTAAGCCGTTAGCGCCGTCTCTATCCATTTTATCGAGAAGCTCACGTACTCGGGTATTGTGATCTTGAGAAGACTCGAAGACTTTCTTCTTCTTGCCGGTCTGAGTTGTAAACCAGTGCTTTTGATAGTCCATACCGTCGTATTGCATAGCGAGAAGTATATCGCTCGAGTACTCGATACCGCTCGACTCTCTGAAAGAGCCCATACTTACCGGCTCGAGATAGCTCGTACGATTGAAAGCCGATATTACGAGTACTGGTATATGAAAGTCTCGAGAGAGTACCTTTAAGCGAGTTACGTCGTAGTCTGTGAGTAGTCTTTTGTCTGTGGTCTTAGCTTCGTCGCTCGCCTGTAGTATCTGTAAGTAGTCCAGTATTACAAAAGGTCGCTTATTAGTCGCTCTTATATGAACGTCTACGACTTCTCTTACCTTGTCTACGTCTACGTCATTCTCGCCGACGAAGATACGAGTATTACCGGCGATCTTTTTCGTAGCTTCGAGAGCTTCGATAAATAACTCGCCTTGAGCGTCTGTACCTTGCCCGAAAGCCACGCCGCCGACTCTACCGCTAAGTATGTCTCGAGTAGTAAGTCGGTATTTCTGCTTATACTGGTCTTTCTGGGTAAGCTGATAAGTATAGCGGCTGATCGTCTTAGCGTTTAGCTCGTTCTTACTCATTTCGAGAGAGAAGATAAGTACGTCTTTACCTTGCTCGGCGATCTGGGTAGCGATCTGTAAAGCGTAGCTCGTCTTACCGAGAGAAGAGATAGCGCCTAAAAAGATAAGTTGCTCGCCCATTAAGCCGCCGTCGAGCTTCTTATCGAGCTCAGTAAAGCCGGTAGTCCAGACTTCGCCGTACCCCTGTCTACGAGCGTCTATATCGGCTTGTAGATCGTCGAGAGCGGTCTTATTATCTGTAAGCTCTTGATACGCCTTAAGCGTCGCTTCTCGCTCTTCTTGGCTGAGTGTATCGAAGCCGTTATTATCCATAGTTAATTACCTCTCTTTCTATTTGCTCGAGCTCTCAGAAAGTCGCCGTAGCGCTTACCGGCGACTCGCTCTTCTTTCTCTTTCTGCTGAGCGTAAGCTTTCTTCTCTTCGGCTGTAAAAACGATATGCCCGACGAGCTGAGTACACTCGGTCGAAGCCTTATTAAGAGTACGCTCTAAGTAGTTACGGCTCTTACCAGAAGCTCGGTAGAGCTGAGACGTACGAAAGAGTCGCTCGGTCGTAGATCGGTCGCTCGTAAAGCCATATAAGAACGTACAGAGCGCTTGATCGGCTCGGCTGTGATCGTTGCCGTACTCGCTCATATCGCCGTTATAGAGAGCTTCTACTCGCTTACCAGTACTACCGCTTACGAAGATACGCTCGAGTATTTCGGCGTCGCTGAGCGTCTTTACTTCTTCGAGCCATCTCTCGTAAGTGTAGCCACTTGAAACCACAGAAGAAGAGTAGCTCGGCTTCGTCGTGCTTGGCTTCTGGGTACTCGGGCTCTCGATCGGCGTTACTTCTCGAAAGTACAGCTCGTAAGCTTCGGCGATCTGATCGGTACGCTCGGCTATCTCGTAAGAGCCTACTACGTCGCCGCTTACCGTCATATACCCAGAGTCGAAGAGCTGATACTCGGCTTTCTCAGTACCGAAAATATCTTTCTTCGGCTTAGCGATCTTCTTTACGTTCGCCGGTAGCTCGCCGAGTCCGAGTATATGTAAGCCGTTACCGCTCGGCGATACTTCGGTATACGTGTCGAGCTTCTGCATGATCTCGCCGGCTTCTCTGGTCATTACCCGACGCTCATTATCTACGACGTTATCTAAGTCGAGACCGAAGATACCAGTACCAGAGAGCGCAATACCGACGCCGACGATCTCGGTAGAGCCTGTATAGGTCTTCGAGTGTACGTAAGCCGTCTTACCGATCTGAGCTACGGCTTCGTCGAAAGTCGCTAAGTGATCTGGGTTATCGCTCGAGCCGTTCTTAAGTGTGTAAGCGTTTATCGGTGGCTTATCGTAGCCGCCTACGCCGTTATGCTTCGTCTCGTTCCATATCATCGGATAGCATAGCCATACTTTACGAGCTCGAAGCGCTTCTAATTGTTTTGGTAGTTGCATATTATCACCTCTCGCCGCCCACGCCGCCCAGAGTCTCGGGTCTATTCATGAAACCACAGAGAAAGAGCGTCGTATCGTCGGCTATATTACCGTATTACCGATAAATACTATCTTACCAAGTAATACCCCTCTATCAAAATTCTGTTAGAGCGGAAAAGAAAAGTCCACTCGCCGGTCTAAGAGCTACCACGTAATTTTTACTACCCCTATACCCTTACCGGCTGAGAAGTCTCTCTTCTGTGGTCTCATGTGGTTAGGTATGCGACGTAGAGCGCTAAGCGTAAGCGATATAGCGCTCGTAGTGGCGCTATCATATACATTACATACATAATACCTTACATAATGCTTCATGCTTGAAACCTCTGAAAGCCTGTATCTATGCGGCTTTGTGGGCTCTTTTTGAGCTCGTGCCGGTGTCGTGTTTTCGGGTAGTGGTGGTGTCGTGTTTTCGGGTAGTCTGGTGTAGTGTTTTACGGTAGTCTGGTGTCGTGTTTTCGGGTAGTCCCCTCGAGCCTATTCTTTCTCTAAGAATGAGACCATAACGGCGTAGTACTGATTACCGCTACTCTTGTCTTTCTTGTGCTCGTAGCCGGCGATAAGTCCTTTCTTCTGCCAGTACTTCATACAGCGATCTATCTTATCTTTGAGTAGTCGCCGCTTGTTCTTGTCTGGATCTGAGACGCCGATAGCGTCGTATACGTAGTCGTATCGTATAGTACGCTGATTATCTGCGAGCTCGTACTTCGACTTCTTAACTCTCTCGAAAGTGTTTCTCATAGAGATAAGCCGGCGATACAGGCACATTTTTATATCTCGGCTCTCTTTGCCGTTATTGAGTCTCGGTACGTCCAGAAGAGTTATATCTCTCGTGTCGATCTCGTTACCATTGAAGCGAGCCCACTTTTCAAACGGCGGCGTAAAGGCTTCGTCTCTCGGCGTAATAATAAGCTCGTCTACGTACTTACCGTTAATATAGCCGTCGCCGATAATGTAAGTAACGATCGGCTCTTTAAGTCTGAGAGTAAGCTCGTTACCGTTCTTATCGGTCTTTGTGTACTCGAGATTAAAGATACCCTTAAATTTACCGAGAGCGTTATCTATGATCTCGCTCATATCTGGCGGTACTTCGAGATTACCTTTTACTTTGCCGGTCATAACTCTATAGAGCATAGTCTTAGTAAAAGCATAATTACCGGCGTTTCTTAAGCTGATAATAGCGTCGAGTACGCTATAGTCGTCGCTCGTAAACTCTGGTAACTCTGATAGATCGCCACTCTTGAGAAGCTCGGCGTAGTCTATCGCTACTCTTGCTATTACCTCGTTCTTACTCTTTCTCGGCTCTAAGCTTACTTCCCATAACGCTTCTGGGTCTGCGTCTACCGGCTTCGTAAGCTTGTTATCGAAAGCGAGCTTACTTACTCGGTCTACGGTCGTCATATACTTAGTAGGTCGTATTACCAGATACTCGCTACTTTCTTCTGTGGTCTCATGTACTACCGCCACTTCGCCGAAGAGCTCGCCGTCTGTACTCGTGATATAAGGGCTCTCGGCTACAGCTTTTACGAGATAGTCGTTAATAAGCTTGGTACTCTTCTTATCGTTCTTGAGCTTCTGTAAGTGCCTTGATACCACAGAGAGAAGCCGCTTAACGGTCTCTTCTTCATCAAGTAAGAAGCCGGTCTCGGTAGCTCTCACGTCGCCGGCTCTGAAAGTGCTTACCGGCTCGCCGTCTGGTCTCTTACCAGTAATACGAGTATTCTCGTAACTACGGTAAGTATTAGTAATATAAGCGTCGATCTCGGCGAAAGCGCTCGTAACTATTGCTTCTGGGTCGTCGCCGATCTTCTTAAAGTGCTCGTCGTAGAGCTTCTGATAGTACTCGTATAAGCTCTCGCTCTGGGTACGGATAAGCTCGACTCTCTTCTCTCTGGCGTCTCGCCACTCTTTCGAGCCGCTCTTAAGCCACTTATCGAAGTCTTTTGGGTCTTCTGGTAGTGGCTCGTCTGGTCTGAGCTCGCTTATCTTCGTATCTAAGTCGGCGATAAGCTTAGCGTAGCTCTCGTATAGAGCTTTAGCTCGTCGCTCTTCCTGTTTGCTGATCTCGAATATCATACGCTTACCTCGTCTTCTCGATCGGGTCGCCGCCTATAAACTCTTCGAGCGCTTTCTCGGTTACGTACCACGGTCTACCGACTTTCTTAGCCTTGAGCTCGCCGCTCTTGATATATCCTCTTACCGTCGTCGGCGTCTTGTGTAATATCTCGGCGACTTCCTTAACGGTATAGGCTGTAGTATTTTCGAGCTTAATCATAGTCTTAACCTCTCTTTCTGGTCTTCTTCGGCTTCTCTGGGTATTCCATGAGAGCGCTATCGTCGATCTGATCGAGAAACTCGCCGAGTATCTGGTCGAGCGCTTCTTTCTGCTCGAGCCGGTTAGTAAAAGCGTAGTCTCTCAGCTTCTTAAGATATGTCTTTCTGATCTTGAAGCTCGCCGTCGTAAAATAGTCGGCGTCGGTCTGTGAGTCTCTGATCGTCTGTAAGTCTTTCTCAGTAAAGCCGGCTTCGTCTACTTTCGGCTCAGCTTTAAGAAGTGGATTATTACCGAGTGCTTTAGCCATTTCTTATACCTCTCTTTCTGTGGTCTCATGTCCGAGTATCTCGGCGGCGAGCGCTCGATACTGTACAGAGCCTTTACTATTGATACTATAGCTTATTACGTCTTTTCCGTAGCTTGGCGCTTCGGCGATCTTGGTATTAGTGCTTATTCTGGTCTTAAATACTTTACCCTCGAAAGCTTGCTCGAGTGCTTCGAGTACCTCTTTATCTAAGTTACGTCTCTCGTCGAAGAAAGTAAGAAGTATACCGCCGATCTCGAGCTCTGGGTTAAAGCGGCTCTTAACGAGCTCTACGGTATCTCTAAGCTGTGCTACGCCTTTAAGCGGTAAGTATTGCGCTTGTACTGGTATTATTACCTCTGTAGCCGCTGTAAGAGCCATAAGCGTTAAGATATTCAAGCTCGGCGGCGAGTCGATAATAACGAAGTCGTAGCTCTTTCTTAGCTTGCCGAGAGCGTCTTTAAGAAGATAGTTACGTCGGTCGGCGTTTACGAGCTCGATCTCAGCGGCTGAGAGCCGTATATCGGTCGGTAGAATGTCGTACGAGTCTTTTACTCGCTTCGTCTTAATAGCTCGGTTAATGTCTGAGCCGGTAAGTACTTCGTACGTCGTTATATCGCCGTCGCTCAGCTCGTCGAAGCCGGCGCTCTGGCTTAAATTGCCTTGTGGGTCTATGTCTACGAGTAGGCACTTGAGACCACAGCGAGAGAGACCGGCGGCGACGTTAATAGCGGTCGTCGTCTTGCCTGTACCGCCTTTCTGGTTAAGAAGAGTTATTACTCTCATTGAGATACCTCGCTTTCTGTGTTATAATAAAGAGTGGCTCGGATATACCTATACTTACTACGGTTACTTGGTCGTTTCTGTGGTTGTGGCGGTAGACTCTGAGCTTTTTATATTCTCATCGAAGAAAAGCACCTCGAAAAGCTTATAGCAAGCTCGAAAGCCGGCGTCGAAGCCTTGGTAGACTTGCCGTAAGATACCGTTCTTAAACTCTACGTATCTCTCGTCGAAGCGAGCGAGCTCTTCGCTCTGGTCTTCTGCGTCGCCGTCCTGTATCTGGTTAAGCCATTGGTCGAAGTGAAAAAGCGAGTCGACGAGTGCTTCGTAGTACTGGTCGTCGGTTACTTGCTCGGTCATTCTTGTATTATCCATATTATTATATTACCTCTCTTTCTAATAAAACCGAGCCACTCTTTTATTATTATAAACGCTGAGTCTGCGTATTGTCAATCTTTATTTGCGTTTATCAGTAATACGGTAAAAGCAAAAAAGAAAGAGCCGCCGTACTGGTAGCTCTCTTCTGTGGTATCAAGTCTTAAGCTTTAGTCGTCTGCCGGCTCGACGTTCTTCGGCGTATCGCCTTTACCGCAATCTTTCACGTAGACGTAGAGCTCGGTCTTATAGTCGTCTTTCGTGTCGAGTCTGGTAATACTGTAGTACTTACCCTTATACTCGATATAGTCGTAGAGCTGTAGATCGTCTCGGTAGTTGAGTACGAAGAGTCTCGTCTCGTCGTTGCCGTAAGTCGCCGCTTCGAAAGTCTGGCTCTGGCTGAGCTGATTAGTATAAGCCCAGAAGCTCGAGTTACTGAGATACTTATACCCCTTGATATATTGACCGTACTCGTTTTGACGGCTGTACGACGTGATAAGCTTAACTTTCTTGTCTTTCTTGTAGTAGATATTACTTTTCATAATTTTACCTCGCTTAGATCGTGTCTAAATACTCTTGGTAGTGGTCTGTAAGCCCTACGTAGGCGTCTAAGAGACTCGCCGCTAAATCTATACGGTACTTCGGGCTCTGAGCCTTTACCGGCTGTATATTGCCGTTTACGTCGGTCTTAATGCCTACGTTCGTTAAGCACCACTTCATAATAGACGAGTTATTATAGTTGATCTTCTTAGCCTGTAGGTCTGCGCCGAGCTTCTGCATAGGTAGCGAGAGCGTCTTTACGCCTTGATAGCACTTGATAAGGTTAAAGCCGTGACTCTGCATTTCCTGTACCCAGTAAGCGGCGCTATAAGGGTCGTAATATATCCACGCCGGCGTAATATCGTACTTCTCTACCATTTCGAGAAACCACGCCGTAACGTCTGAGTAATTGATCTGATTACCCTCGCATAGTCTCAGAAGACCGGCTTCGTACCACTTATCGTAAGGTATCTTCTCTTCGTGTACCCTCTTCTCGAAGTGGTCTTTCGGTAGCCATGCCATAGAGACGACGTACCGCTTCTCGTTCTTATCCATGAAAAGAAGCGTAGCGGCTGTAAGGTCGCCGACGTGAGATAGATCGACGCCGCCGATAGCGTAGTACCCTCGAAAGTCTGAGATATTAAAGGTCTCTTCGTTGTTAATATCCTCGAAAGTAAGCCACGTACTCGCCGTAGTGCTGATTACGTTAAAGTCTTTTACCAGTACGCCGGTAAGGTCTCTCGGGCTCTGCTTTGCTCGCTCTACCTTGCTTATAAGGTCGTCGAGCTTCTTAATATGTCCGAGACTCGGGTTAGCTTTTTCCCACTTCATCGGGTCGAGCCACTCGTCTTTATTGTCGAGCTCGTAGAGTATCGGTAGAAAGTGCTCGTCGCTTATAGTACCGTCACAGACTCCGCAAGCGTACTTATACATATCGTCGAAAATACACTCTCTCACAGTACCGGCGGTCGTTATCATGACTAAGAGCGGTTGACGTCGTGCGCTCTGGCTCTGCTTCATGACTTCGTAAGTATTCCGATCTTTGATACTGTGTAGCTCGTCTATGATTACCAGAGAGCTATTAAGACCGTCGAGAGTATCGCTATTACGTCCGAGTGGTTGCATTTTGGAAAAGGTAAGCGGAAAGTATAAGTCGCTCTTTCTCTTCTTCATGATCTCGGCGAGCTCTGAGCTCTGGCGTACCATATTACAGACTTCTTCATAGATAATACGAGCTTGATCTTTCTTACTGGCGACGCTGTAGACTTCTGCGCCGGCTTCGTTATCGGCGATAAGGCAATATAGAGCGATACCAGATAAGAGAGTACTCTTACCGTTCTTTCTGGCGACGTAGAAAAGCGTCTCTCGGTACTTTCTTTCTCTTGTGGTCTCATGTATGAAACCGAAGAGAGCACTTATAAAAGCTTTCTGGAAGAGCTCGAGCTTTACAGGCTGAGCCGCCCACTCGCCTTTACTATGCTTACAAAAGCGCTCTATAAACTCGATCGGCTTCTCGGCTCGCTTCTGATCGAAGATATAGCCGTCGCTCGGCTCGTGTATGTCTCGGCTGAGCTTCTCGTATTGCCGTCGTATACGCTTACCTACGATACACTTACCAGAGCGTATAGCGTCTAAGTACTGGTCGATATAATTAGTCTGCATTTTCTTTTAAGAAGTCGTAGACGGCGTTACTCTTCTCAGCTTCGACGCTCTTACCCATTAAGTCGGTAAGCTGTCTATACATGACGCTATAGCGTTGTACGGTCGTATTATAGGCTTTGAGCGCCGGCGACTCTCTTAAGAAGTCTTGCTTACCTTGCTGAAAGTGCTCTACCTCGCCGGTCTCGCTGATCTGAGCCCGAAGACGCTCGAGCGTTGTCTCAATAAAAGTAAGCTCGGCTATCAATTTCTCGCCGATATAGCGCTTATCTTCTGGTATTTTCCGTAAAATCTCGTCGAAAGACGTCTCTTTTTTCATGTCTTACACCTCGTACCCTCTGAGAGCTCGTATTTCGCCCTCTGAGCCGTTTTAGTTGCTTAGATAGGTATTTATACCTTTTTCTCGAAAAAGTCGCTCTACGGCGCTTCTACGACGTCGTTTTTCTCTGGGCTACCCTTGAGACCACAGAGAAGAGACTTAGCTCGCTCTACTACGTCGTCTATCTGGTCTCTTTGCTTCTGGTAGCTCTTGGTATCGACGCTCTCTTTCACCTCTACCACGTTACCGGCGTCGTCGAAGACCGTTATATCGTGTCTGAGTCCGTGCTCGGCGTTGTGGCACTCGATACAGAGCGCTTCTAAGTTATCGAAGCTGAGCGCTACGCTCGGGTCGTGTACGTTCCGATCGTTAAGCCACTTCTTATGGTGGCATATCTGAGCCGGTTTACCGCACCTCTCGCAAGTGTAGAGCTTCGAGCTCATGTAAGCCGCCGATACTCGCCGCCACTCTTTCGAGTTGTAGAAAGCGGTATTACCGTACTTACTCGGCATAGTCTCGGGCTCTGAGCGTGATAGCCTTTAAGAGAGCGTTAATAGTCCTCGTGAGAGCTTGGTCGTCGGCGTGATCTGCGTAGTACCATTGAGTAAGTATTAAGCCCTCTACGGTCTTTACGAGCGGCTCGGCTACTTGGTCTACTCGTGCTAAGCCGGTCGTAGTCTCGATATAGTCGGGAAGAGCGGCTACCAGAGCCGTTATAAGCTCGTCGTTATTACCCTCGTCTACGTGTAAGACGTTACAAGCTTCGGATAAAGTCATATTATTACCTCGTTTCTAAGGAAAGAGCCCGAGGGCGCTAAGCACCTCGAGCCCTCTCTTACTTAACTTATTAGTAGTACCGTATTACTGGTCTTACGCTGTAGCCTTGCTCAGCTTAACGAAAGCTTCAGTAACGAGCGGCTTACAATCGGCGATAGCCATAGCTCTGTAGTCTACGACGCCTTTCTTAAAGCTCGACTCTCTGGAAGACTCGACCGTAATACCCTCGGGCATATTGTAGCCGAAGTACTTACCGAAGTTACCGAAGTAGACCACGTTATCGGCGATATTGTCGTCGATCACTACAGGGAAACCGAGTACTTTACCGATACTCTCGTCTTTCGGGTCTGCGATAAAGATAGGTCTCTGAGCGGTATCGAGCATACCGTAGAAGACGTTATAGAGCGTAGCGTTATT